TGTAAGGTTAGCTTTAAGTTCTACAAAGATGATGGACGGTTTATTGAACAATTCAGTCAGGATTCTGACGATGATAGTGGATCATAATTGGCGAGCAGATTCGGACATCATTTCACCCAACATAGCGTAGAGTTGCGTATTACTTACTCGAACTCGCCGAGTTCCAATGTATGCACCGATTGCGGCCGCCGTCAAGGCAACTCCAACATTCGTTAATAAAGCTGTTATCTTGTCTTCTTTGTCCATACGCCTTTCTAGGCTCTTTCGGCCTTTCCCAAATTCTTTTCCTATACTCTTAAAGGCTTTCGCAAGATCTTCTAGGTGCCCAAGTTTGCTCAAAAGGCTGTCCAACTGATTTTGATCAAGTTTGCGCAGCAGGTCACGAGCCTGGTCCAGGGCTTCTGGTTCAGCTAGATCGACTTGGGGCGCTTCGCTTGTAGCACCGGTTTGAATCCAAGCTTCAATTCGGTTGCGATCCTCATCACCACCAACAAACCTAATTATTTTTAAGTGCTCTGTCAGAAGTGACTTGAGTTTCTCGACAGTTACGGGAAGTTGTAAAAGTAAGGCTTGGGCGAGCACAACCATGTTACGTGCCTGACCGGGCCAAAACCCACCGGGTCGTGGAGCACCTTTAATCACCCGCTTGAGGAATTTAGCTTCCTCAGAATCCTCACTTGTGAATATCGTCTGGCCATCACCGAGTTTTTTCTGCTCATCCTGTATTCTTGACCAAAATATTTTCCATAAATTCTCGCCACTATATGATCCTAAGTCCCACTTCCAGGGAAAGCGGCTGGGTACTCCAGGGTTTGCTTCTAAAAAGTTTTTCCGTACTGCATTTTGGTACCCAGCTGCTATCAAGCAGATTTCACCTTCATGGGTACTCAGAAATTGAATCATTTCTGTGATAGCCTCTTTGCCATATGCCCCTGTTAGTGAATAGGCCTCGTCCAGTAACGTTACGCGATCTAAGCCTTGTACCATGGCTGCTCGAGTTTTAATAGCAGTTTTACCAGCATATTCACCCTTAAAGTCCGCAGCAGATGTTTCCAAGAGGGCGCCGCTCATCAGACCTAGTCCCACAAATATTTTGGCAATCTCTCGAGCTACGGCTGTCTTGCCAACACCAGGTGGTCCAGTCAAAATAAAGTTTAAACTATTCCCTAACATGACTCTGGGGTTCTGAATAGTTTTGTCTACAATATTCACCATGGTTGACAAGTACTTTTTCCGACTTCCAAAATTCATTATTTTTTCAAAGCCTTTCAGGCCTCTCAACAACTTTCTGTTGGGTGAGGAGCTATTACCGACACCTAGGCTCTCAAGACATGCCTTTATGTGTAAGAGTTTTTTCTTAATTTTCATGCGCTTTGATTCCGCTTGGGATCGAGGGTGATCCTTAATGTCCTCGCTACTGGGTCTAGATTCAACTCCCATGAAGGCACGGGTTGGAGGTATACCTTCGCAAGGATCCCATTCTTCGTTGGGCATCTTGGCCTTCGTGCTTTCCTCGGACTTCTCCAGGTCTTGATCAACATCAAGGATTACGAGTTTCTGTTTTTCATCCTCCTTAACCTTAGTCTTTAATCTCTTGTTATCTTCATAATATTGTGTCTTTGGCTTAAGTCCGTAAGAGCACATGAATTTCTTGAAACTTTCCTCTTCTCTCAAGAGTTCATACGTAGCGTCATTGAGCATTTCCTGATACCGATCGCGTTTGTGTTCTAAAATTTTACGAAAGCTTTCTTTAGCCTGTTCCTGATATTCTGTATTAGATTCTAGTTTTCTTATGAGGACTGCTATTGTTAGTTCTCCCTGGGTTTTTGGAGTCTTTGATTCCTCCTTGGATTCCATGGTTTGTCTTAGAGGTATTCAAAAATGATGAGCGTGGGTATGTTGCCCAATAATTCAATGGTTTGTAGGAGCGTAAATGCTTTGCGTATTTTGGTCAAAGGCTCATAAACATCCCACCAGTAGCTTCGAATCTGAGAGTCCTTGGGAAGCTCTAAATAACATTGTTCAACTCTTTGAAGCATTGTCTCCTGGGCCTCCCGGCTATGCCAATGGGAAGTCATCTAGGAAAAACTCAACCCGAGCTTCATCCCACGAAAACTTCAGGCTGCGGCCACAAATCACTAATTTAGCCATTTTTTGCAACTCAAAGTTTGTTTAATGAAGACTTTAAGAGGCATCCAGGTGTACGTGGGCGAATTGAGGCGCAACCACCGCCTGGCAAATCAGGCACCGCTTGAATCCTGGGCCATAGTCCACGAGCTTTTCCGACCACTTGTTCAGGCGCATGGTTCGTTGCCAGTACTCTTGCAAGCAGCTGTCTCTGGGCATTATCTGGCCACTATAGCGTGATTGAAACCAAGGAGACAAGAAAAGATCCAAGGTCGCCTTGGCGTCTGCACCAGCCCGATGAGCATCTGGAAATGCATGTCCATGGGCTTTTTCATATACCACCGCGAGCTTGCGCTTCTTAAGTTTTTTGTCAAGCTTGAGGATTTGAAGCGTATCAACAATACCCTTAAACTTGAACATTTCAAGGATTCCATAACGACGAAGCGTTTCAAAAATAAAAGGCAAATCAAATTGCTGAATGTTGTGCCCCACTAAGATAGCATTTTCGGCACCATGTTGTCTCATCCATTGTAAAAACTTGCAAAGCGCGCTAAACGGCGTAAACGCGCGATTATGCAACATTTCTCCTGTAATATGACAGAAGGACAAGATGCGCTGACTCGGAGGGGTTTCAGTCTTCACTAAAAGGCTCAGGGGTTCATTGGTGTGTATAGTAGATGCACCGTACTCTAAGATCTCGTTTTTACGAAAAGAGAAGCCCGTAGTCTCAAGATCCACCGCAATATACTTATTAGTCATTGTAAAGTGGAAAGTCTAAGAAGAATTTATTATGTTCTTTGCAGTTTTAGTAAGCATTTCCATTTCTTGAACAAGCGTTTGGAGGCGTCGCTTTAGCGCGAGTACCTCTTTGTCATGGTTCGCATTGCGTTTGGGAAAACCTTGAAAGAAGATGAGATTGTTGATGTTGGTGTTTTTCGAATCGCCATCGAGATATCCAATATGATCTTGAACATCTTGCGGAAAAAAAGTTATCATGGCCGCGCGAACATGTGTCACATCATCCGGTGGTGACAATAGTTGGAAAGGGAAAGCGCGAAGACGAAATTGACAAAAGTCATCGTGAAGATAAGGACGAAAGCCAGTTTGAAATTCTCCGTAGAGTGGATGAATATCCATTGCGCAAAAAAGTGGAAAGGTTTCCGGAGTTTCCGGAGTTTCCGGAGTTTCAGGGGTTTCCGGAGTTTTTTTGACGCTTCTTCCTTCTCTTTTTCTTCTTTTTGGGTGTCAGCAACGGTTCAAAGAGATGTGCGTCACTATGGTATGTCGTGTGGGTCGGAAGCGCTTTTCGACACTCTTGCCAGTACGGTAGGGCGGCTTGGTAATCTTGAAGTTTCACAAGGGCTGTGTACATTAATTGCTTCGGTAATATACCATAGTTAGCCTCCGATTCGTACAGTTGTATATTACGTGGAGTGGCCATCAGACCCGCCAAGAAGCCTCTCATCTGGGCCCATTTACCTTTGGCTTGAGCAATGTACGCCAAGCGCAACCAAGGTTCCCGACGTGATGCATCGTAATCCAAGGCAAGAAGGTACCGTTCCCGAGCTTTATCCAACTTTCCCAAGTGTACATAACAAATCCCACAGTACACGGCGGCTTGACTCATTTCAGCACACCAACCATGAGTGCCGAAAAGGCCTTGTTCAAACATCTTGATGGCTGCTGCCCATTTTTTGTTGTAGTAAAGGCGCCGGGCAAGGTAGAAGTGGCAACGATGTGATTGGGGATTCTCCTTCCAGTCCATATACATTGGAACCAGGTATGCACGTGCGGTGGTTGTCTGACGAATGTAAACAACCTTAAGCATCGACTCTGGAATAGGCGTTCGAGCTGCTGGGGGCACTTTAGCATCGGGTAGGGCTTGCAAAAATTCATGAGCCCGGTGTCGATATGTCCAAGATCGGCGATCATAGAATCGAACGCTGTTATGTTTGTTGTGAAGTCCGAGATAATGGGTGATTGGGTAAAGACCACCAGCTTGCATCATCCTGTTGAGAGCTGGGATGTCCATTTGGTGTACCTGATCACCTGAGTCTAAGACGAGAATTTGATCGCAACGGGTGTGTCTGGCGGCAGCATTGCGTGCTCCTCCAAAGTCAAAGAAGAGGGAAGGTTCTTCTGCAGGAATATGCAAATCCTTGGCCATTTGCTTTGCTTCCGCGTCGCTTTGTTGAACTCGAAAACGTTCCCCCAGCCTAACCACGGTTGCACCCAACTTGCGAGCAAAATCTCGGGTCCCATCAGTGGAAGCAGAATCAGCGACGACCCAATTACCGCCAGCTTTGAGGAAAGGTTCTAAACTCTCAGCCAGAACACTCAGACGCTTGGTTTCATTGCGAACCAAAGTCACTATACTGAATAGAGGACGTTCAGACATGTTATTTCTTTTAAAGATTTACAGTCTTGACCTTGGTTGACGGCGCAATCCAAACAAACGCCAAGCCAGCGCAAATAAAATAGAAGGTTTCTGGCGGGTTTGCTTTTTCCGAGGAAAATAATAAAACATGAACCGCTTGGAGGTCTTGATGCTTTTGATGGTAATATTACAATTTGTGCTAGTCTTGGGATTTGTAGGAGGCGTAATATTTGTGGGAGTTAGTATTTCGAACCTTGCCAAGAACTTGGGAGAAAGCGTCGGACAAGGAGTGGTTCAAGAAGGTGCGAACCTGATGCAGGATGTTTGGTCCAGCCTTAGACCTGAGGAGGGGGATGGACTCACGGAATCGTAGGGAGGAGCAGATGGGACTGGGGACGGGTAGACTCGACCTTCCTGTACAATCCGAGCGTCATGGAATCCATTGCTGGTGGCGAATTCACGCATGTCCCGGACGCTTGACGCTTGATTACAAAGAGAACAAATAGGCCTAAGATTGTCAACGTTGGTTGCACCACCCACATGTTCTGCCGTTACATGACCATAATGACAATCAAACACATCAATGAGCTCGCGATTACACGCATAACATTGAGCATAAAAAACAGCTCCCATATACTTTAGCCACACCTCTTTTTTTAAACGGCGGTTGATATATGCTTTGCGCCTTTTCTTTGGTTTTTTGCCAGTATCTGGTGAAGGCCGCGCGCGTTTTTTAGTGCTTGTCTGTCCCAGGAACTCGGCTGCTGAACGCGTTTCTTGAGGCGCCCCCGGGTGACCTTTCGATTCTTTAAAGTAGCTCCACATGTACGAGAACATATGTTCAACTTTATCTTTATATGCATGTAGAACAAACATGAAACGCAAGCGTGCTTTGAAGCAAACCACACTCACCAAGTTCTTTGGAGCCAAGCCACCCAAGCCACCCAAGAAGACCTCCGCTAACCCCAGTAGGGAGAACCAAGCCCTTCCCCAATGCTTGCAGAATCTTGTTTTCTCCTACCTTCCAATTATCTACTATAATAACCTGCGACTCAAGTGTTCTCGCCAGCATTGTTGGTGCGCAGATTATATACAAGAAGGGTACTTACCGCGTTCTCGTTGTTCTTCACAACGAGTCTTAACGGAAGCGTGTCGCAAAGGGTATCTAGTGGCTTACCGGGACGCCTTAGCCAAGGGCGCACGAACATCGGGCACGGATGTTGCTATTGCGTCTCAACATGGACACTTGGAACTTATCAAACTCATGGCGCGAATTATGGATCATTTCCCAACACAAGTGGCTCTCAGGAACGCCGAATATTATGAACAACGCGAAACCCTCAACTGGTTAACTGGTCAACTCAAAAATCCGCACATTATCAAACTCTACGCATGATCCTTCAACATTCTGAAGTTCAAGCAGGACCCTAAAATCCTAAATCTAGGGCTGGGACTAAAATGCCCTAAATGATTTTTGAGGGAAAATGACGTTTTTAAAAAATTTTCAAAAATGTGAACCAGAATTTTTTTTTCGCGGCGGCAGCTCGCCTAATCCTTTAATATCATCAAGTTTAAACAGGGGAGCTGGTAAACCTTGGCATTACCGGGTATTTCAATCTGGCCCAGGCTAACTTGCGTACTCCCAGATAAGTGCATTCAGCTCTCGAATCTGTAACGGCGATTCCGCGGTTATGCGATCCACCATGCAGCCGCAAGGACATGAAGGCAGTTTGCCATGAGTAATCTTGTCGAAAGATTCGTCAAATAAAAGAAATGTAAAGTCTCGGAGACGTTCTACAGTTAAGATAAAGAGTTCGGGGTTTGGGGCGCGCGGAATGGGTTGGGAATTCCGGCAGACTTCCACGTCGTTCGCAACACGATTAAAAAGTGTTAGCATTTTTTGCATTCAAACCAATCTTTCTATGCGTAAAGATGCAACCACATGATACAAAGAGCCACTATTACGTTGCAAAAATAACAAAGGATTTGGGGCCGGGCCAGCTTGATGTTTTACTTCGAAAGTGCAAACTTCATCAAACGTGACGATTTCATCAAATGATGACGGAGTGTTGTACTTGGGTTTGGCAATTGAAGCAACGGCCAAAATAGTGTTGTCTGATTTCATTAATGCTGCGTATCCAGCAATCTCATAGCTTGGAATGATAGTATCTCCAAATAAAATCGAGAATCCACTCAAGCGATATGATCCTGGCTGAACTGTGAATTCAGTACTACCATTCCATTGAATACTTGACCCCCCGGAATAAAGCAATGTGTTGAATTGTCTTGCGGTAAATCCTCCAGGATACGTTATTGTATTCGATGCCCGCACCTGCACACTTAACGCATCCAAAGATTGTGTACGTAATGGTCTTGAAATTACCAAAGTTCCATTATCATCAGATGTGATTGTAGTTGATCGGACTTTGAGTTCGCAAGTTTGAATTTTGCGGCGAGTTAAATCTTTGCATTCCTCCATAATATATGTTCAAAATGATTTTGTTTGTTTTTTACCCAACATTTTTTTCCAAACAATGCAGGAGTCAACAAAGAAGGAGGTTTTTCTCAATGGAGTGGATGCTGAGATTAATGAAGAGTCATCGCATTTCCTCAGAATGGTAACGCCCGAACTTTTGGATCAATTGCCTAAAATGCCAACCGCATCTACATCCTCATGGCACGCATCTCGTATGATGTTGCGCGCTGCTATCATCAACTTTTATCGCTCCTTTGACGTGGAAAGGTACGCAAAGGCGTTCCAGGAGTCCAAAGGGCAAATCGATGACATTACCAAGTGTGTTTGGGGGCGCTATTGTAATTATCGCAAAGCCTACCATCGCAAGAGGCAAAAGGCTCGCAACACGCGCAAGCTGTTGGAAGCGGAATATAAGAAAAAAGCGCGTCATGAAGTCTACAAGTTGCGACGAAGCCAAGAACGCCAAGTTCAAAAACAACTGAGACGCCAAGCCAACATGTTAAAGAATCAAGCCGCCGCAATCGCCGACATTCGTGCATCATCCATGGCCTGCTGCCTGGGACTGATTCTCATTGGTATCACTTCGATTTTAAGCAAAGCTTAATAAAAGAACAATACTCATGTCTGCAAAATTTGTATATGATAATGGTCGGTGGGAATGTAAACTTCAGCACAGGCGGTGTCAGGCAACTAACAAGAGGGGTAGTCAATGTTCTAGGATTACTCAGTTGACGTTACCATACTGTTGGCAACACTTACAAACTCAGGCAAACCTAGTCATAGGGCCAACCACTTTAAGGGGGTTTGACTTTATAGGCCTGTTTGCGTGTGGCCGAGACTTTAAAAGGGGGGACACCATCATTGAGTATGTAGGATCCCAAACTGACCCCAAAAAGTTTCAGGAAAGATACCCAGGGGATCGAGAAATCGCTCCATACGCTATGGGTTTTTTGGATGCGGCATGTACCAGAGGTGCTGGATCCATTGCTAACTCGTGCGGAACTACCCTTAGACGGTGCAATGCCGAATATAAGGATGGTAAGGATGGGAAAGTTAACGTGGTTGCCACCAAACGCATTAAAAGTGGGCAAGAAATATTAGTAAATTATGGTCACGAGTACTGGCTCCCAGATAGCGAGCATCTCCCGCATAAGACTCAGAATCGGGGTAAACCATACAACACGCTAAAGTACAAGTGTCGCAAGAAGAGCAGGAAACGGACCGGACGGGCAAAGCGGGCGAAGGCAAAGCGGGCGGGTTAAAGATGTTCCAAATTCTCCTAAAGTTTCCACTTAAGCGCACCGCGGCCCCACAATTTTTTTTTGTTGAACGCTGAACATGCTAAGCTCCTCGTCATCATCATCGTCTCAAGCATTGGGTCAATTCCTGACTCGAACCTTCAATGGTCATGAGATCAAGCAACGAGTCGAAGATGGATTCGTTGATGCCACGGCGATGGCACGTGTGGGAGGTCGAAAAACCAAACATTATCATGAAAATAAGGCCACAAAGAAACGAATCGAGGCAATTTAAGAGTATTTGCAAGAAAAGGGACATGATTCGAAGGTATGACTTATATAAAATATACCGAGTTTCCGACTTTTTGTAAAAGGTCGGAATTTCCGACTTTTTGTGAAAAGTCGGAAATCCCGACCTTTTAAAAAAGCTTAAAATACATTACTAACATAAACAACCAACCAGGTTTATAACAAATTAATGTACTTACTTACTTGATTTAGGTTACTGATGTGAAAAGGGGACGTAATGGGTCAACTTGGTACCATCCTTTATTAGCGCTTCATTTTGCCGCCTGGCTTCATCCGCGATTTGGCGTGATGATGGATGTTTGGTGCGCTCGCTTTATCTCTGGAGATGCTACTCTCATCCGTGACGTGGCTCGCCGCGTCGATGAAGTCCACGGAACAAAGTCGCTTGTGACGCATACCATGGTGGACCGCAAGGAGCATGACGCCAAGCTGGCGGAGGCGCATGAGGCCGCGGCTCGTTGGCAATCCCAAGTGTTCCAACTGCAACAAGAGGTTAAAGAGATTGCTTCGAAACAAGCTCAAGCGTTCCTGCAAATCCAAGACGCGCGCCAGCAAGCCACTGACGCCCGCGTCAAGTACGAACAAAGCCAGCTCTACTGGGATGACTATGGAAGTCAACTGGAAAGCAAGATTCGCACACTGGGCGCCGAGCTGGACGAAGATGTGCAGGTCCTTCAACTTTCAAGAAAGCGCAAGTTGCGGGAAATCCAGCATACGTTGCACGTCGCCGAGGACATGGAAGCTAAGATGCTCCAAGAAGGTGATGCTGAATCAATGCCAACTCGTTACATTGCGCTTCGCGGCGTTACCGAAGGCTCGAGTGGGCGCACGAACAAGGGTATCAGGGAGCTAAACAAGGCGGTATTTTACGCGATGGGGCAAAACGTGGCACGCTATTCCAGGCATTATGAGATTAATCGTGACCAACTCTATACTATTTTGGAAGAGATTCTCGATGATGAAGTAGAAGAATCGGGGGTCAAATCTATTCGAAGCAACATTAGCATTTTCACGATGATATGTGGCCACATCAAGAGATCTCATGGGCTTCGCTACTCGACTCATCTCAGCCTACGAAAAATGTACAAATACTGCAGAGACTACAATGCCTGGGTTGTCGATCGAGATTTACCAGAGAAGTATAGACTCATTCAACAAGATGATCTAGCCTCACTTCTGGGTTATCAGGGTTACCAAATGCCCCGTCTCCCTCGCTACGAAAGCTGCGACATCCGCAACTTTTTTTCACACATTGAATAAAAAAAATGATTACAACTCTCGATCCTCGAAACCCAATTGCCTACCAATGGGCTCCCATGTCAGTTTTAGCAGCTCCCATTGATGGTATGCCAGGGGGGCAAATATTTTTATCTTATCAGGGAAGATGCCTGGAACATAACACCGATGATGGGACTTTTGGTTTTTCAGAAACGTGTAATCCTGGAGACTTGAGGCAGTGGTGGACATACCTGGGTAGCAATGCTAGGCCAGGTACTAACGCTTCCCCGGGAGCGCTAAGTACATATGGGTTTGGGGTACGGCTGAGATTAGATTCAAGTGTGTGTGAAGATAATGTGTTAGTTCCCAGTAATGTTGGTGATTCGACATATTGGGTAACTGAAAATAGCGTCTTTGATGTTACATGTGGGATTTACCTGGTACCTACTGATGATTTTACGGGTCTAAGACCGGCCCAGAATAACCAGGAAGCCCAACAATGGGAGGTGATTGTGGCAACCAGACCAGTCTACGAACCGTTAGAGACTGGGGATTATGTAATTAGTTTTCAGGGTAAAAATCTCTGGTTTGATGATGATGGAAAACCAGCATTTGTATCTCCACTACCCAGTCATGTTTGGCACTATGATAACGAAGAAAATAGCCTCGCGATCCTCAACCATCGACCGATCCTCTACTTCTCTAGGGACACATTAAATAACGTAATGGTTTTATTGGATCAAAACCCAGCAGACACCAACATCGTATACGAGCTTTCTCAAGGGCGCATTGCATCTCTAAATACAACAAACTATTGCTTGGACCCAGAAACATTGGGCTTCCAAGACTGCCTCAATGTACAAGAACTTCAGGTCTCACCAGCAGAAATTATAGTGTCACCAGAACCACTAGATGAAGGAACATATATCATATATACCACCGACGGACGCATGCTTGACCAGGATGCGCGCCTTGTTCGCGCTGAGTACCCTTTGGTGCGATGGATGTACTTGCCGGACAGCGGGCGTATTTGTTTGGAAAATAATCCCGCCCTTTGCTTGTCCTGGAATGCTGAATGTTGGGACCTGGATGCCGCCCTGACAGTTGGACCTCCCAATGAGGAAACCACAGACCGATTTATTCTGGGTGAAAATGCGCTGTACGACACAGTTTGCCAAGCCGCGTTTGCACCCATGGGAACTGATAAACTTTTGCCATCCGCGTATATGTCAAGCGTTGTTGCAAAAAGTGCTCAAGATTCTGGGCAAGTCGCCTGGTACTGGTGGTTTCTCTTGATAATCTCAGTGCTAGCTATTATTATCCTTGCGGCTCTGAAAATGAGTGTATGGAGAGGGCAAAAACCATGGATTTGGGGGATCATTGCTGTTTTGGCAAGCGCGGTCATTGTGACCACCATCTACATAATCATTCAATCTAAATAAAGTTTTATTCGTTTGATTTTGACTTTTCTTTAATCTCCTTGCAGCTTTAATAATTGTTTCGGGATTACATTTTACCAACTCATCATAACCTTCTTCTAACGCATCCATTTTCAAAAATGTGTACCGAATTTTTTTCCGCGGCGGCAGGTTTAAATCCGAGAATCCTAAATTTAGGTCCGGGACTAAAATGCCCTAAATGCTTTTTGGGATTTTTTGGGGTTTTTCAAAAATTTTCAAAAATGTGTACTAAAATTATTTTTTTGGCGGCGGCAAGACCTTTAATTTCTTGGTATTCTTCAGTCTAAAGCTTGCAACGTTTATACCCGGTAATTTCCCGGAATTTCGTGGTCGGGTTTGAATCCAAGAATCCAAGAATCCTAAATTTAGGTCTGGGACTAAAATGCCCTAAATGCTTTTTGGGATGATTTTGGGT